TGGTACTTCAGCAAAATCTCCTGGTCATACTGAGTTGGTGTCAACACTTCTTTTGCTTTTGTGTTTGCATCACTGTTCCATTCAGCATCAGTCATCGTTGAAGTCTGCTGTAAAATGACCAGTTCCCAGAACACAGGCTGAATCCGGTTATTGTCTGTTGTGTTGATGCTTCCGTCTGTATGCAAATAATATGTTCTGTCAAGAATAAAAGCATCATCCTCATCTGTTTTCCGTATGATCACTTTGTTGGTAGATCCATATGAATCTCCCAAAGTAATATCTGACTCCAGGACATTCTCCAGGTCCGCTTCAAGATGGAAGACTTCTACTTCCTGGTAGATATTAACGACAACCTTCTTTATCTGAAGATCCAGACTGCAATCACACACCACTCCATACGTCTTTAACGCAGATATCATTACAGATAAAATATTCGTCGTTTTATTCAGATTAAATCCTCCCGTGAGAGGCAAAGACGACTGAGCTACAGTATAAATAACCGATACAGGTCTGTTCTGGACCGTATCGGCATTGTTTATATATTGAGCTGTAATATTATTAGCTAACCAGGTAATACAGTCATTTATTGGACTATAAAAAACTTCCTGGTCAAACATTGCATTTATAGGCTGAATTGATATCTCCTGCATCGTTTTGGACGGATATACGCTCGCTACGATGCCGTCAGCTATCGTTACTCCATCTTTTGTAATGTGCGTAAAATACCCCTTTTTGCAGGGTATGATCCTGGTCGTGACTGTATATGAGTCATAAGCCAAATAATCAAGCTCTATTTTGATATCGTCAGGAAGTATATCTGCAGAAGCGTATTCCATCTGATCAGTGAATATCTCTATCCTATACACGCTTCTTCACCTCTATCCATGCAACAGGAGCTGTAACGGAATCATCAGAGAACAGCATCTTACAAGTGCCAGGAGGAATTGAAAAGATCCTTTCCGTAGTGAAATCGCTGTCAGGATATCTGTCAACAACAAACGTTCCGCTATTTGTGTATTCAGTTATTTCCATCTCTAATGGATCCGAGTTAACTATAAGCTTATTGCCTTCCGGTATCGTTGCCAGAATCTTTCCGGAATTAGTAAGTACTCCACCGGAATATAACTGCCATTTGGGGTTTGTAGCAGGCCCAAATATCGTTATCTTGAAATAAGAATTCAGAGCTCCATTTACAAGCTCGACGGTTCCGTTTTCTCCGGAAGCATACTGATATGGATAAGTGTACGTATACATCTTTGTGCTATCCGGAAGCGATCCGGCAGCTTCTTCTGCTAGAACATCGTCATACCAGTACGATGTCCCTACGAATACCATAGGACATACAAGAGTACGGCGATTTATCATATCTCCTTTTTGAAGGCTTATAACCATACCTTCCAAATATAGGGTCTGATCCGCTTCATAAATCAAGACTAAAGGCGTATAACTGCAAAACGCTACAAACGCCGTATATTTAGCGTATGCATCGTATCCATTTATAACCAGGTTACCTGATACCTGAGGCTGCGATATTCCCTTCTCGATTAGTCTGAACTGATCTCCAATTCTTTGGAATGAAGCATCAATATCAAATCCGAGGCCTTCCTCGTCAAAAAAAGCATAGCCTTGCTTATCCTGCAAACCAATTTCCTGTCCGAGAGAATTTCTTATTTTAAACTGTCTCATTATCTTACCTCAAGGCCAGTCCTAACTGTCTGTTCATACGGCCTACAATGACATCGTCATCAAGGACCACTTTCATATCAGCGAACAAAGGCAGGTATTTCTGCAGAAGCGATATGATCATCGCTATGCTCTGAGTATCATTATTTGCAGGCGATGTGATACCCATGTTATATGGGGAAACCGTGGCATCCCGTGCGTCTTCAACAACGCCCTTTACTGTCTTCTGGATCTCCATTGTGGGAGCATTCTCTACGAACCCTTCTCCCATACCTTCTGCCATCATGGCACCTACCTGATCACGGAATACAGTAGATGGCGAATGAATACCCAAGAAACTTTTCGCTGCTTCCAGTGCTCTTTTTGCAGCACCTATGGCAGCCTCTACAAGGAATGAACCAGCATTAGCAATACCGTTTGCAATACCCGTAAGAATATCTGTTCCCAGTGATAGCCAATCTATATTTTTAACTGTTGTCCAAATATCTGACAGTATACCTGCCAGTATCTCTAATAATGTTGGAACGGCCACTAAAAGACCGCTTGCCATGGTAGTCAGTAGCTGCATACCACTTTCGAGCAACTGAGGAAGGTGTTGAATAATCGTCTGAACTAATCTTGAAAGAATCGTTCCTATTGTTATGACTATCTGAGGAGCATTATTAAACAACCCCATTGCGAGTGATTCAATTAACTGAATACCAACATCAAGTACTCGCCCTGCTCCAGCAAGTAAAGTGTCTAAAAGAGTAATAAGAATATTTCCTGCATCTCTTATTACGCTCGGAAGACCGTTAACCAATCCATTGGCTAGCCATACTATCAGTTGGAGACCAGCGTCAAGAATTTGTGGAAGAAGATCTATTATTGATTGGAGCAAACTCCCTAGTATCCCATCCATTGCAGATAGTAAAGGCGCTCCGCCTCCGGACACAAGATCTGTAACCGCAGAGAGGATTCCTTGAACTATATTGATCACTGCTGGTAAAAGATTCCCTACCAAAAACGTTTGAACCGTTTCCAGTAAAGAAATCAATGCAGGTCCTATATCTTCTCCGAGCGTTATATATCCCAAAAGATTCTGGAACGCTGCCTTCATAGCATTGAAGGAACCGGAGATGGTTGTCTCTGCTTCCGTAGCACTTGAGCCGGTCATGCCAATCTCTTCTTGGATAACATGAATAGCCTGATAAACATCGCTCAGATTATTTATGTCGTACTTAACTCCGGTAATTGCCTGAGCATCTTTTAAGAGCTTTTGCATCTCAGATTTTGTGCCACCATAACCGAGTTTAAGATTATCGAGCATAGTGTAATTCTGTTTGGCAAATCCGGCATAAGCACTCTGGATAGAATCCATAGAAGTACCCATTTTGTTTGCGTTATCTGCCATGTCCTTCAAAGCCATGTCAGCTACACCCGCAGCCGCTACAGTGTCTCCGCCCATATCATGAATTAGTGCTGCAGAGAATGATGTAACTGTCTCCATATAATCATTAGCGGACATCTGAACTTGTCCGAAGGCAGATTTAGCATTTGCTTTTATGATCTCAGCTGCTTCAGAGCCAAATATTGTTTCAACGCCGCCTAAACTTTGTTGAAGTTTTGCTCCTTCTGAGATAGTAGCTTTCAACGCTGAAGCAATACCGCCGCCTATGATTATGGCTTTAATTGAATCAACTATCGTATTGCCGGCTTTCTTTCCGCCAGAACCAGCTGCTTCATCAAGTTCTCCGGCAATCCCCTCTTTTATTCCTTTAGCGGAAGGAATTATCTGTACATATGCTTTTGCAAGTTCAGTTGCCATTTATCCCTCCATAAAGAATTTCTGCCTTGCCATTTCGAATTCTTCGGGCGTAGAAAAGCCGAAAGCTTCATCTTCAAGTCCAAGAAGTTCCTGTAACAATGAAGCCGGTTGATTCCTGCCGTCCAAAGCGTCTTGTGACCTTTGCCACAAAATATATGAGACGCCATCTACCAGCCTAGCCAGCATCAGCGTCTCTAATCGGAATCGTCTTCCGGATATTTTCAATTTAATTCTTGAATCATCCCTCAACCCACATGCAAGGGTCGCTGCCAATGAAGGCTGTAATTCATAGATGTTAAACACTCCATATGTTTCAGCGAAATCACATACTAGAGCATCTTCATCCAGACTTAACATGTAAGCGAGGGAAATTAGTTTTTTACTTCTGATACTTCGGAAGTCTTTTTAAAGATCTCCCCTATCTCCGCATAAACTTTATCAGCGGGGACTCTGGAGGATCCGTTACCATATACTTTAGCAATGTGAGCGTAAAACCTGTCTTCCTCTTTGGGATCAGAGAACACTGCAGAAATGAGGTCCACAGCTCCGCTTACCTGTTCCGTTTCATCATATGACTGTGCCCGTCGAAGAGCCCTGATAAAACGAAAATCGCTTTTCAGGGCTTCAACATCGAGGGCATAATCAAAGCCGGATGACGTCTTTCCGGTAATGATCATATCCTATTCTCCTTAAATCACGCAGATTTGATGTACTCGTAGTGGGTATTGCCTGATGTATCCGCATAGCAAGTCACAGTCGTTCCGTAACCAATAGCAGCATTATCTGCATAGGTAATATCCTCAACTGCTGTTACCTGACCGTCAGGAATAACTATTCTTTTCAGCGCACCGTTTCTCAGGATCATGTCAATTACATAACATGCATCGTCCTGCTGATCCGAATTGGCATTGACTGTAATTCCGGTTGCCAATTCTCCGGTTACGTTGTCATCTCCGTAGACCATCTTGAGCACATCAACGTTCATGACCTCAATAAGAGTCCACTGAAAAGTGTCAGGCTTTTCAGTCTGCAGAGCAAGAACAACGTCGCCGCCCCACGCCTTGATAGTATCGCTGGAAGGACTATTGCTGTTTACTACTCCAGCATCACTGCAATATCCGAGGCAAGCGAACGCATTATTGAGAGCAGTTACAGCATCAGTAGGCAATGTCGTACCAAGTGGTGCACGGTAAATAGCTCCTGTGAGTTTCGGTTTGCCGGCAGATACGTTAGAAACAGTATTCATATTTCATATCTCCTTAATAATGATATAGATCGTACACAGCTTGGTAGCGATATCTCTTTTCGCCCTCATCTGTGAATGAATAATCACTGTTCAATTCTGTGTGAGATACACTATCCAGAACAGTAATATTATCCATAGCTGCTTTTACCTGCTCATTGAGTTCAGCAGCCTCTAACATCGACCCAGCATAAGACTGAATCGCAAATGTTGCAGAATAAATAAAATTCGATTTGCTGGACCCGGTCTTCTGCACGATTACAAATTTAATCGCCGGATCCTCAGGGACTTCCATATATACAGGCACACTCAAAGAGTCATCCAGGTAGTCCAACACTATTTTCTCTATCATTTCAACGCCTTCAGTATGGTATTGTTCTGAGAATTATCTATGACCGCTAATCGGCTGTTGGCGTATACCATAGCATTTACACGATTCTCTCCCGTATAAACATCCATTGCATACCCATCCCCGCAACCATTCAGCGTAGCTTTCGCATGTTCTTCACAAATGCCGGCCATTTCAGGTGAACGAAGAAGTTCTCTGACGCCTGCTCTGTTAAGTACAACTTTTACATTAGCCATATCTTTCTACCCGTATCTTGGCGTTCCACTCTAAAGGAACATTTTCCTCGATGTAACGTCTTGTGAACCCTACAGTGCGATAGATATTGCCCCAGAAACCTACTTTTTTGTCTTCCCAGACATGAGTATCACCCTTGGGAATACAAAGCTCGTAAACTACCGTCTTGCCATACAATTGCTGATCAGAAATAACATCCTCTGCTTCTACTGGCGTTACAAGAACGTTATCTATATCTATCGGCTCTTCGGCATAAAGCGGTGCATTAAAAGC